TATTTGCCCCTCATCGCCTATTATTTTAAATACAGGCTGGATGAGGTTTTGAGTTGGGATATAGATAAGTATTTGCAGCATGTGGTTTGGTTAGAAATATTAATGAAAAAAATAGGGCACATTAAAGATAATGGAACAGGGGGTTAAATATGTAGTTTCCTTAGAAGATGCGGGCGTATCATCAACCCTTCATGGTTGGGAACGTGATGCTATGTCTTTTGAGAAATCTGTCAGCACCCTAAACACCACATTGCAAGGCTTCGGTCTTTACTTGGGTGGTCGTGAACTATTTAATTTCGGTAAAGATATAGTTGAAACCACTACCAAATTAGAATCTTACAAGAACCTTATAAAGTTTGCCTCTGATAATACATTCGAGGCCACACAGAACCAATTAGCTATTAACAAAGCGGTTACTGATTTTAAGTTACCTATCATGGAAACTTATCAGGAATATGCACAGTTAATGGCGATGGTTAAAGGAACACCAGCAGAGGGAGAGAAAGCCCGTGCGATGTTCCAAGATCTTTCCGAAACACTTACCATATTACACCTACCCGCAGAGAAAGTACAACAGGCAATAGCAGGCATAGGAAAGCTATTAGAGGAAGGTAACTTGCAACCAAGATACTTACGCCCCCTTATAGCCAATCTCCCTGGTTTTGGCGTAAACCTTGCCAATGAGATGGGTTTATCCATGCAGGGTTTAAATGAGAAAATACGTAAGGGCGCATTAACTACTACAAATTCATATGAGTATATCCCGAAGGTCTTAAAGGACATGAAGGATATGTATGACCAACATCTACCCGAAGCATTAAGAAGCTATCAGGCAGAAACAAACGATTTACATAATGCGTGGCTTTCATTCCAAGCTGATTTGGGCGATAAGTTAAAGCCCGAAATAATCGCTTTATTCCATGAGATAAAGTCAGGTGTTGAGTGGATGAAAGAACACGAGGAACAGCTTATATCATGGGGTAAGACAATAGTACATATTGGTGAGGCTTATTTAGCATTTAAAGCTATTCAATTATCATTTAATATAGTTCAGGGTGCAACTAATTTACTTTGGGGTATAGGTATTGAGAAAGAAGTAACGCAGATAGGTGTAACTAACACACTTACGGCTTCGGTAATAGAATTGACCGCAGCATTAGAAGCTTTGAATGTAGCCCAAACAACAGCAGCTGAAGGAATTGCCCTTTATGACGAAATGGGTGGTGCTGTTACGGCAATGACAGGCGCATTTGGTCTTACTGAAGCGGTAGTGGGTAGTGGTGCAAGGGGGGCAATGCTCGGGACAACAGAAGCGGCAGCAGTAATGGTTAATTTGGTTGGTGTTAGTGCGGCTATACTTGGCGCGTTTGCGCTTGCATTTGGCGACAGGGACGATGGCAGAACATGGCATTATGATAAGAGATTATCGCCTGAAGCTAACGCAAAAGATAAAAAAGCATATGACGAATCTAAGGGAATAAACACAAGCCTTTTTGATAGATTTTTTCAAAGCGACCATTCATGGAAAGCCAGTGCAAGTAATGAGCATAAGGCAGACACAACTGGATTTAATGCTTATCAGGCACAATATATGAGAATGAATGGTGGCGGGGGCTATTTCCCTATGCCAAATTTCCCAGACTATCTATCAACCGTAAACGATAAAGAAAAACACGATAAAGAAAAACACAACAAAGGAACGGGTAACATATCCCCACTTACCGACAAGGTAACGGGTCAGCGTGTTATTAACTATAACATTACTATTCAGAAAATGATAGGTATTGATACGCTTGAAACCAAAACATTTAAAGAAGGTTCAGCGGCAGCGGGTGAGCAGATTTTAAGACACATGACAAACGCTATTAATGATAGCCAAATAGGCGCAACACATGAGTAATACTTCATTAAATATCGAATTGGCAAAAGCAACGTTCTCGACGCTGCGCCATGCTGTTGTTATTACTCCGCAAGAAATAGCATCACATTATATACCAATTTTCGGATTAGGCAATGCGCCTGCTAAAGATGAACCAGACGGATATAGCCCATTAGGCACTCCCGTATATGGAAGGTTAACGCTTGGCAACACAGACCCTAATATCCAACCACAGAACCAATACACGGGCATAGACGGCAATACTTACACATTTGACAGCTTGGATATTGATATAGCCATAGTAACGCTTAATCTCAAAAAGAATGTAGTTAAGACAGCAATACAGGGCAGAGATGGGAAGATAAAAGAATACATAGGATTAGATGATTACGATATTACCATAAACGGCATATTTAATAGTAAAGGTTCTGGAATAGCACCTAAAACAGATATGGCTTTATTACAACAAATAGTAACGGCTCCCATATCATTACCTGTTACTCATTATCTATTGGCTATGTATCGTATTAAAAATATAGTGATTGAAGATGTGAGTTTTCCACAACAAGCGGGAAGCTATGCAAGTCAGGCATTTACGATAACAGCATGTAGCGATATACCATTAACTGAATTTTGCCCTTAGTCATGGCTTTTTATCAGGTACTAACAAATATAACAATCCAGCAAATACCCTCTGACAAGTGGGCAAGCAGGGATTTGATTATAACTATACCTTTCTTACATAAGTATGAAGGTGATAGTACCTATGCCAACCTGACACAGAATTTTAAATTAGAAATACCCAAACGTGTAAGGGTTCGCGTAACATCAAAATCAAACCCCAATAGCAGTTCATTAATAAGCCTTGCAAACGTTAGTGAAGCATATAGTAACATGGGGGGATTTGCGCCTAATGTTATACCCGTATTTATGTCGGGTGATATTGTAACTGTAAATGTTGGTTATAGGGCTTTTGTAAATGATATAGAGCAAACACAAACCACAGGGTTTAATACTTACGACCCTACTAATCCCCCTTTGTTTCAGGGATATATAAGCCACGTAAAAACCAAAATGAGCATTACCCTTACTTGTGAGGATAATATGTGGTTGTTGAAGCAAATACCTACGCCTATCAAAACTTGGAATAGCAATACTATTCAAACCGTAGTACAGTCTATGTTAGATGCCAATTCCGCTACTGGCGATAAAAGCATTATAAACAAGTACGCCAAATACGGGGTTAATCTTAAAATATCCGATTACTCAAAAACTGATTTAGTATTCAATGTTAGCAACCTGATAAGTAAAGGTGAAAACTTAGCATCGTTCCTTGCAAGGCTTAAAAAACAATATCACGTAGATAGTTATTTCAGGGGTAATGAGTTAAGAATAGGTTATACCCATTATGTGCCAACCGATCTAAAACAGTACACATTCACTTTCCAAAAGAACATCATAAGCGATAGCCTTGTTTGGAAATGTAAGGATGATATTGTTCTATCAATGATAGTCAAATCTCATTACAAGGTTACGTCAACGGGCAGCACTAAAGATGGTTCGCCCAAAACTACCATGAAGTGTACAGAGATATTGATTTTTAACCCTAATGGTAAAGATGGCTTATTCCAAAAAGTAAGCAAGACAAAAGGCGTTGATTTTCCACCTAATGAGGAAGGGGAAAGACATACGATGATGCTATACTCCAATATAACTGATGAAAATCAGCTTTTTAAAATTGGGGTTACGCAGCTACAAAAGTTTTATTACGATGGATTCAGGGGTTCATTTACAACCTTCGGATTGCCACACGTAAAGCATGGGGATATGGTTGTGTTAGTTGACCCATTGTTGCCTGAAAGAAACGGGGAGTATATGGTTAAGCGTGTAGATATTTCGGGCGGTGCAGATGAAGGATTAAGACAAACAATTCACTTAGACTATAAAATATTATCGTGAGCGAATTAGGTAAAGCCATAGCGAAACTATCACAAATTCATGGTGAAAATCATGACGGGGCGCATATATATGCGGCTACGGTAAATAGCGTGGATATAGCCAATAGGGTTTGTGATGTAACAACCATAAACGGTGAGGCGCAAATAGATTTATCGGGCGTGTTGCTGATGGCTTCAGTTGAAGATGGGTTGCTATTATCCCCTGCCGTTGATAGCGTAGTGATAGTATGTAATACGGAAAACTTACAACCATTTGTGATGATGTATAGTAAGGTGGATTCGCTTTACTATGTGGTGGGTGATGCCATATTTAAAATGGATGGTACAAAGTTCAATATTAAGAATAGCACACAGTCATTAGCAACGATAATGGCTGACTTTATAAATGTATTGGCGGCTATGACCTTTACGAATGGTGCAGGTACTACAAGTGTAGCGGATAACGTAACGGACATAAACGCAATAGGAACAAGGTTAAATGCTTTATTGGTATGAGTTTAAACAAAGCAACATTAAAGTCGGCATTAAAAACAGCTATGGAAGCTAATATAACTGGCATTACCACAACACAGGCAAACCAGATAGATACGCTTTGCGGGGCTTTTGCTGATGCTATTGACAGTTATGTTAAAGACGCAACGATAAATTATATAAGTGGATTACTTGACCATACAGGTGGAGTAGTAACGGGAGTGTTTGGGGGCAATTTAAGTTAAGAACATGGCAACAAGATACGACATAGAATTAGTGAACAATCCCAATACGGGGATAGATGATTTTGTATTGGGTAGCGATACGGATTTGATACTTGCGCCATCTGACACACAGCATATAAAAGATACTATAAACGCATCTAAGGGGTGGTATAAGCAGTTTCCTTCAGATGGGGTTGGAATAGGGTTGTATCTGAAAGCTAAGCCGAACATTACAGCCATAACAAACAATGCTCAATCTCAATTATCACTTGACGGATATACCTGCATAAACCCTATTATTTCAATAAGTACGGCAACTAATACGCTTGTGGTTCAACCAAACGCGACACGATGAAACAGATATTAGCAAGAGACGGGCAATCTATATATGACTTGTGTTTAATGTCTTATGGCACATTGGACAACTTAATACAATTCTGCTTAGATAATAGGATTAGTGATGTTAATGCTCAGCCCGTAAGCGGTCAAGTATTTAACTATTCAAGTGCATCAATAATAGATAGTAACAGACCATCAAACATATACTCAACTTTTTACGTGGCATAGGATGAAAAAGATTTTATTTATATCAATATTATTTTTATTTACAACGAGCATAAAAGCGCAATGGATAGGCTCCATCCCGCAATACATGCACGGGGTAGATAGTGCCATTACCTATCAGGTATTGTCGCGTAGCATATCCCCTATTACGGTTGGATATTATTTTAAGACACTTGCACATCTTGATAGTGTTCTTTATAGCGGTGCGGTTGTAGATACTAATAGATTTGCTACCCACTACTATCTATTCCAAAACTATTACACGCAGCATCAGACAGATAGCGATATCGCAGCAAGAGGATTTTTACATGCTACTGATACAGTAAGATTCTTACACGGCACAGATACGATTGCATTAAGCAACAGAAAGCAAAACAACTCCGACACCCTCACATGGGATGCGACCAAAGCGAATATCAATACTGCTATTGCGGCTATCCCTATTGTTGATACGAGTTGGTTGCATAATCAGGTAATCAAAAAGCTAAACATTTCGGACAGTACTGTTTATTATCCATATGCATCTAACCCAAGAAATTACATTTCATCATTTACAGAAGTGGACCCGAATTGGCATAATGATAGCGTAAGATTTGCCCATAAAAAAGATAGTGTTGCTGGTGGGTTTTATCCTTATACCTCAAATCCTAAAGGCTATTTAACATCATTCACCGAAACAGACCCTTACTGGCACGCAGATAGTGTTAATTATCTAAAACGTTCTGATAGCTTGACATATTATCCTTATAAATCTAATCCAAGAAATTACATTTCATCATTTACAGAAGTGGACCCGAATTGGCATAATGATAGCGTAAGATTTGCCCATAGAAAAGATAGTGTTGCTGGTGGGTTTTATCCTTATAC